GTTGCCGGCATATTGATTGACAGCGAAGCCACCATCAGCTGTTGCTGCGACGGCGGCCTTGCAGTCCAGTTTGAATACGGTTTCGCGGTCAAACCAGCGGCCGTTCTTCTTGCGCGCACGGGCCGTCATCGAGCGATAGCCTTGAATGCCAGTTGGCGGCGGGTCGCTGATGTCAAGCTCTTGAGCGATGATGAAACTGCCTTTGGTCGTGGTGCCTTCAGTCCCTTCAACACGGATATTGCACTTGACAAATCGGTAGCGCTCCCAGTAGGGCACTTCCTTTTGAATCTTAGCAATTCCCATGTTCGGGGAAATCGGCAGATTGAGCAGCAACGTGCCTTGAGCCGAATTCGCACCGGCCAGCACGTTGCCGTTCTTCGTATCAAATTTGACCGCGCCCAGCCACTCACTTCCTTTGACGTGACCGCGGTACATGTTCGACTTCATGCTGCTTTTCGTCGACATGTTTTTCAGCACAGACATGCCACGCGAGACATTGGACGAGCGTTTGCCTTTTTGGCTCGGTCCCTTGCCGCGCGCAGCCCGGGCAGTACTCTTCCGACCACCCTTCGAGGATTTCTTGGATTTGCGCGAAGATTTCTTCGATTTCTTCGAGCGCTTGCCTTTGTTCGATTTGCGAGATTTCGGAGGCATTTGTGCGAGGATGTGTTCGTGAAATTTCTTCCGTTGCTTGTCTTGCTCGACTTGCTCAAGTAGTTGTTTCAGACGCTTCTTCGCACGCTTGTGACTTGGTTTGACGCCCGAGATGTGATCGATTGCCGATTCAAACTTCCCGAGCAAGTACTTTCCTGCTTTGGTTGATCCAACAGATTTTGCCGCACGTTCGATATGCGGTACGATGTGTTCAGTAGCTGTCTCAAATGCTTCACCGACTTGTTTGCCGATGGAATTTTTGACTGCTTTGGAGATCGTTTTTGCAAATTGTGGTTCAATAGATTGTTCGACTGGAAACTTGTCCAGCTGAGAGCTGACTGGACTTACCGAGGCTTCGAAGCCAGTGTACAACTTTGCGAGAGTGTAATCGTCGTGCACCGCCTTCTTGGCCTGCTCCCACGGCGTTCGCCTGTCGAGCGAATCAAGATCCTTGTATTTTTGCAGGTGGTACTGGATGCAATTCCGCACCATTCGGCGGATTTCTGGATTGCCCCAGGCGGCGACAAGAATACCTGCCAAGCGCAACAACATGCCGTGTGGCGTGTTGCGCCCAGTCAAGGGGTTGTCTGACCCGCCCTGAACAATTGAAGAAGTCACTCGCTGCGGGTCAAGCGAGTGGAACATCATGTTCC